CCTGCACACGCATTTTCGCGGAAAATGGGAGTTCGTCCCTGGCCGTCCGGCAGACTGCATATTTATGCAAGGGCTGGCATCGAAATGCACGTCAACGTCTACGCCGGGTCGCGCTGGCCGCGCGTCCAGGTGATTCTCTGGCGCGGCTGGAAGGGGCTGCGCTGGCATCGCTGGCGATCGCCGGTACTGGCCGGAAGTCTGCTGATTGGCTGGATTGAAGTGCGGGTGTGGCGCCGTGGCGGGTAACTCAAACAGCGGGCGACGCCCGCAACCGACGCAGATTCGCTTGCTCCGCGGGAACCCCGGTAAGCGTCGCGTCAATCCGGCCGAACCGACGCCGGCGCCGGTCGGGCAGGCGTTCGACACGCCGCCGCCGGAGCTCGACGGCGACGACCGGGCCGCCGCGGAGTGGCGCCGCGTCGCGCCGTTGCTTCGCAACTGCCGACTGATTACGGAGGCGGAACGCGGCTCGCTGGTCGCGCTGTGTCAGCAGTGGTCACGCTACCTCGAGGCACACGACAAGATCCGGGAGCTCGGGTTGATCATCAAACGGCCGAAGGGGATCCCGATGACGAACCCGTACTTGCCGATCGCTGACAAGGCGCTCGCGCACTGTCAGCGCCTCTGGATCGAGCTCGGGTTGACGCCCAGTGGGCGGACGAAGATCACGGCGTTACCGGAACCTGGCGGTCCGGATCGATCCAAGTGGGACGGGTTACTGTCCGGGGTGACGGACGCGCGCCACTTGTGAGGCGTCCGCCCATTGGTAGGAACAGACATCACAGACGAAGCGCCGTAAAATCGCGTCCCATTGGACGAGCCGATCGTCACGGCATTTCGGACACGCCGGCGGGGGCGCGGGTCGCATGGCGGCCACGATACGCCGGACGCCGGTAGCGAGGCGGCGCCAGTTCATAAATTCATGGTCGCAAACCGCCGGCCCGGTCGGTATCAGGAAATCACCGGATGACCGCCCGCCGCGGCGATCCCGGGCCGGCGCGCGCGGTCCGGTTCATCAACAATCTGACGCACACGAAAGGCGACTGGGCCGGCCGGCCGTTCGCGCTGCGCCCCTGGCAGGCGCGGATCGTGCGCGAGATGTTCCGCACCCGGCGCGACGGGACGCGCCCGTACCGCACCGTCCTGCTCGAAATTCCGCGCAAGAACGGCAAGACGGAACTCGCCGCCGCGGTCGCGCTGTACTGCCTGTTCGGGGACGGCGAGCTCGGCGCCGAAGTCTACAGCGCGGCGGCGGACAAGGATCAGGCGTCGATCTGTTTCCAGGTCGCCGCGCAAATGGTCCGGAACGATCCGGAGCTCGAGGCGCAGTGCGACCTCGTCGACAGTCAGAAGCGGATCGTGCACCGGCCGTCCGGGTCGTTCTACCGGGCCATCTCGAGCGAGGCGTACAGCAAGCACGGGTTCAACGCGTCGGCGGTCGTCTATGACGAACTGCACGCGGCGCCGACGCGCGACCTGTGGGACGTCCTCTCGACGTCGATGGGCGCCCGGCGGAACCCGTTGATGTTCGTGACGACGACGGCCGGCTACGACCGGCATTCGATTCTGTGGGAACTGCACGCGCACGCGCTGCGCGTGCTCGAGAACCCGGCGCTCGATCCGTCGTTTCTGCCGGTCATTTACGCGGCGCCGCCAGAGGCGAACTGGCAAGCGGCGGCGACCTGGCGCCAGACGAATCCGGCGCTCGGCGATTTCCGATCGCTCGAGGACATGCGGATCCATGCGGCGCGCGCCGCGTCGATCCCGGCGTACGAGAACACGTTTCGACGCCTCTACCTGAACCAGTGGACCGAACAGGCGTCGCGCTGGCTGCAAATGACGACCTGGGATGCCTGCCAGGCGCCGATCGATCGGGCGGCGCTGCGCGCCCGGCGCTGCTTTGTCGGGATGGACCTGTCGGCGACGACCGACCTGACGGCGCTCGTCGCCGTGTTCCCGGACGACGACGGCGGCGGGTTCGACGTCCTGATGCAACCCTTTCTCCCGAAAGACAGCCTCGACGATCGGATGCGGCGCGACCGCGTCCCGTATGACGTCTGGGCGCGCGACGGCGACCTGACGCTCACGCCGGGGACGTCGGTCGACTATGAGGCAGTGCGCGCGACGCTGCAGGGCTGGGCGGCCGAATTCGACGTCATCGCGATCGGGTTCGATCCGTGGAATGCGACCGACCTGGTTGAACGGCTCAAGGCGCAAGACGGGTTTCAGTGCATGCCCGTCCGCCAGGGGTTCGCGGCGCTGTCGGCGCCGTCGAAGGCGCTTGAGCGGGCGGTCCTGGCGCGGACGCTGCGCCACAGTGGGCACCCGGTCTTGCGCTGGAACGTGTCGAACGTGTCCGTCGAGTCAGACGCGAGCGGGAATATCAAACCCAGCAAGACGGCGTCGACGGCGCGCATTGACGGCGTCGTGGCGCTGATTCTCGCGATCGAAATGATGGACCGCCATGCGGCGCCGGCCGGCGGCGGCAGTTATTATTTTTTCCCGGAGGCGACGCCATGACGCCGCACCCGCCCAGCAAACCGGGCCGCCCGCGGATCGAACCCGCCGATCGGTCCGTCGCGGTGCATCTGACGGTCCCGGCGCGGCTGTACGATCGGACCTACGCGTCGGCGCGCGCCGCCCGGCAAACCGTCAACGACTGGATTCGCGACCGCCTCCGGGACGCCGTCAAAAACGAAAACTCGGCCGGCTGACCGGTCCGCCCTACGCTACCGGGCGCGATGGACGAACGGACAACCGCCTGGTTTGACCTGCACGTCGCGTCGATCGACGACGACCAGCGGCGGATTACCGGGATCGCGACGACACCGGAACCGGACCGCCGCGGCGACATCATCGATCCCCTGGGCGCGACCTACGCCGCCGAAATCCCCCTGTTGCTCTTCCATGACAAGGAACGCCCGGTCGGCGTCGCGCAGCTGGGTCTCGCGACGCCGGCCGGGATCCCGTTTACCGCGTGGCTGAAGCCGGTCGCCGATCCGCCGGCGCTCCGGGACCGGATCGCGGAAGCCTGGTCGTCGATCAAGGCGGGCCTGCTCAAAGGCGTGTCGATCGGCTACCGCAGTCAACCGGAGTGGATGACGCCGCTCAAGTCCGGCGGGTTCCTGTTCCGTCAATCCGAAATCTGTGAACTGTCGCTGGTCACGGTCCCGGCCAACCCGGCCGCGGGCATTACCGGGATCAAGGCGATCGACCTGGCCGCGTCCGGCCTTCCGCCCGCCGCTGTCGCGGCTGTTCCTGTCCCGACACCCATCATGCAAACGCAAACCCTCTCCGAACAGATCACCCACTGGCAAACGCTGCGCGCGCCGCTCGTCCAGAAGATGACCGAACTGGTCACGGACCGCACGACGACCTTGACCGACACCGAACAGAAAACGTACGACGGCTACGCCGAAAAGGTCGGCGCCATTGACGGGACGCTGGCACGGCTGGCGGTCCTCGATCGGGCCAACCAGGCGGCGGCGACGCCGATCAGTGCGACGCCCGCGGCGCCGACCATGCGCCAGGCGTCGATCCAGGTGCGATCGGCGGAACTGCCGCCCGGCGGCCTGTTCGTCCGGACCGCCATGTGCGTTGCCCGGGCGAAAGGATCGGCGGATCTCGCGCTCCATGACGCGCGCGCGTTCGAGTCCACCCCCGAAGTGGAACTGATGGTCAAGGCGGCCGTCGCGCCCGGCACGACGACGGATCCGGCCTGGGCCGGCGTCCTCGTCACCGTCCAGAATGCGACGGCCGAATTCATCGAACTGCTGCGGCCGGCGACGATTCTCGGCCGGCTCACCGGCCTGCGCGACATTCCGTTCAATACCGCAGTGCCGTCACAGACGGCCGGCGGATCGTACGGCTGGGTCGGCCAGGCGGCGCCAAAACCGGTGACGAAGCTCGCGTTCGGGACGCAGAACCTGCCGATCGCGAAGGCGGCCGGGATCATCGTGATCACCGAGGAGCTCGCGCGCCTCTCGACGCCGAAAGCCGAGATGCTGGTCCGAAAGGACATGGTCGACGGGATCGCGCAGTTTCTCGATAACCAACTGGTCGATCCGGCGATCGCGGCGGTCGCGAACATCTCGCCGGCCAGTCTCACGAACGGGATCACGGCGATCCCGGCGACCACGAACGCCCTCGCCGACCTGCACGCGATCCTCGTGGCGTTCGCGGCCGACAACATTCCGCTCGGCTCCGTCAATATCATCATGTCGGAAACGAACGCGTTTTCGCTCGGCTGGGTCCGCGACGCCAACGGCAATCGCGTCTTTCCCGGCCTCAGCGTCAACGGCGGGAACGCGGAAGGGTTTAACGTCATTACGTCGAACACGGCCGGCGACATGGTCATCGGCGTGTCGACGCCGCTCGTCCTGCTCGCCGATGATGGCGGCGTCACGATCGACGTCTCGCGCGAAGCCACGATCCAGATGAGTGACGCGCCGGACAATCCGGCGGTCCCGGCGACGACCGTGTTTACGTCGCTCTGGCAAAACAACCTGGTCGGGCTGCGCGCGGAACGCTGGATCAACTGGCTGCGCTTGACGCCGAAGGCGGTCCACTGGGTCGACGGCGCGGCCTATGCGCCGATGAT